TAGTAACTTTATTGAGTTTTATGGTGACCAATCACGTTGGTTCCTTGGTGAGGTTGTAGATGTGAAAGACCCTAAACAATTGGGTCGAGTCAAAGTAAATGTGTTCGGTGTATACGATGATATTCTTCCGGCTGACCTACCTTGGGCCCAGATAGTTGTACCCGTCACTACAGGTATCCATGAAGGTAAAGGACAGAACCTAGGTATCCTAGTGGGTACACAGGTGTTCGGCATGTTCTTGGATGGAAAGAACTCCCAGTTGCCTATGGTGATTGGTACTGTACCCAAAGAAAACGACACTGGAGAAGTGGATACCAAAACAAAAACCCCCATCACAGAACCCGATACAAACTCCAAAGCACTAGAGAACTATCCCCATAATAAGGTTTATGAAACAGAGAGTGGTCACTACAAAGAGTATGATGATACGCCTGGCGCTGAACGTATTAAAGAATCACACAAGTTGGGTACGTACTACGAGATAGACAAAGACGGTAACATGACGATTGATGCTACTGAATCTGGGGCTAGAACTATAACAATCAAGGCCTCCGGTGAAATCAATGTCACCGCACCTGTCGTTAATGTGAACGGTGATGTGGTCAAACTGAACTCATGAATATTGAACTTCCATGTTCTGGTACAACTCTACCTACCAAGGCTGAGTTCGTTCAGGTGTACAATGATATCCTGATGATACCTAGCAAGTTGAAGGCATACTCCGTTGCGAACCCAGACTTGGATGCCGAGGTACAGAAACAGATAGATGATGCCATTAAACAGATAGAAGACTTTGCTGAATTACAGTCCAGTATACTATCACCCTATTGGCAGAACGGTCAGATACGTAACTGGCAGAAAGAAGCTAACGATGCATGGTCGGAACTGATTGATGAGTTCCACATATACATCCCCGCAAAGATACTTGAACTGATATCTAAAGTGATACCGATAGGGTTCACCGTAACCATTATGGGTATAGACGTTGACCTACTCAAGATACTAGAGAAGGAAGAACAAGAGAGCGTCAAGAAACAAATCACCGATGAGGTAGACAAGTATTATGCTCTGGTACCCAAAGGATATCAGTACTATAACGGAGAATTTGGTGTTGAATGTGATGAGTGGAAGGGTAAGTTAACTTGGGCATATTTTAAAAACGAGTTAATCAAGTGGTGTACCAATACGTTACAGGCAGCATTCGGTGCATTGATTGATGCGTTCAAAACGATATGGGATGCCTTGGGTCTACCTAGTCTACCTACTCTATTAGAGTTCGATGTCGAAACGTTCATACGTGGACAAATAGATACGTTCAAACAACAGGCCGAAGATTATGCCAATGGTATCCTAGCTGAGATAGAACAACTCACGGTAGATGCTGAGAATCTGGTGGGAGATGCCAGAAAAGAGATTGACGATAAGATAGCTAAACTACAGAAGGACTTTGAAGAGTTTAGTGTCAACGGGTACGTCATAGATGAACTCCGAAAGGTGGAGTTGTTCGGGATGTCCCTTCTAGATATCATTGGGGGTGATATTGAAACCAATGTATTATGTCCGGAAGACCAGATAAATGAACTGGTACGTGCGGCACGAGACTGGTTCGCACAATGGCAGAAAGAACTAATCTTCATGTGGATTAAGAAGATTAAGTCATTCTTAGATGCCATTGGATTAGGCGCCATACTTGACTTCTTAGTGTTGACATTCTGCGATGTACTTGAGTTGATAGGAATCCCGACATCATTTGAATTAACTTTACCTGAATTACCTGAAATCGATGTTGCGGTTTCTGTATAAATAGTACAAAAAGAGTTTAACCATTATGGCAAAAGCATTCTCAATAGAAGACGGTAACTTACAGAACAAACCAATCACAACCACGATTGACCGTATCAATAAAGATATTGATTGTTCGTTTACACCGAATCCTACTACAGGTGACATATACAAGGCGACTGATGCTAACGCAGTTCGTCAATCTGTAAAGAACCTCTTAATGACAGAGAAGGGGTCTATGCCATTTCGTCCGTATTATGGTGCGGGTTTGGAAAGTATACTGTTCTCCCTATCTACTGACTTGGATGAGGACGACATAGAAGAACGGGTACGTTCTACCATAAACAACTATGAACCTAGAGCAGACCTCAGAGAAGTAAAGGTTTCTATTAAACCAGATTATAATTCGGCAGACATAACGGTAATCTTTGGTGTGGTCAATACCACCAAGATTGTTACGTTAGGTTTAACTATTGCAAGGGCAAGATAATGACTATTAATACCTCTGACTTAGATTTTTATGATATCAAGTCCAAACTAAAAACGTACTTCCGAAACAGTGGGGAGTTTGAGGACTATGATTTTGATGCGAGTGGTCTATCTAACATTCTAGACGTACTGGCATACAACACCCATATCAATGGTCTTACTGCTAACATGTCTATCAATGAGTCGTTCCTGAGTACCTCTCAGTTGCGTTCGTCTGTTGTATCCCATGCAGAGAGTCTAGGGTATAGCCCTAAGTCAATCACGGCTGCACGTGCGATAGTTGATGTCTCTATCACAATACCTTCCTCTGCACCAAACACATTTACCCTTGCTAGGGGTACAAGTTTCTTCGCATCTATTGATGAGACCAACTATGAGTTCTTTACTACAGAGAACTACAGTGCGGTCAACGATGGCGATACTTTCACCTTCACTGGAGTTACTCTGGTAGAAGGTAAGAACAAGTTGAAGACATTCCTTGCTGATAGTAACATCGATGTACCTTATGTGATACCGGATAGCACTATAGACACTTCTACGATGTTGGTCAACGTGTTCCCTAACGGTACCACCGACCAGTCTAACGTGTACCTAGACATCAAACGGGTTGCAACCATTACCGACGATTCACGCGTGTACATGGTACGTGAGTCCCACAATGGTGACTACGAGATTATATTCGGAGACGGTAACGTACTAGGTATTCGACCAGAGACGGGTAACGTCATTAAGGTAGAATACATTGCAACCAACGGAGCTGCCGCAAATGGTGCAAAGTTATTTACGTTGAATGAATTCGGAGAGACTGATTATGTTATAGACGTAACCACAACTTCTAACTCAGCGGGTGGTTCGGACATTGAGACTCTCCAGTCAATCAAGTTGAATGCTCCACTTGCATACTCTGCGCAGAACCGACTGGTCACCGCAGACGATTACACAGGATTGATTCTAAGTAGTTACGGTGCGTATGTCAATGACGTGACTACATGGGGTGGTAACGACATGTACCTCCACAGTACGGTAAAGTGTTTGTCAGCCTAAACTTCCTAGACGGTGTAGACGATTCTTCTAAGACAATGGTGGAAGATATGATTAAGAGTCAATTGACTTCTAACCTTTCTATCATGTCCATCGATACCGAGTTCGTTGAACCTCAGTATACGTACCTAGAACTACAGACGTTCTTCAACATCGACCCTATCAAAAATACGACAACTCCGGAAGCTCTACAGACACAGGTAGACGAACTTATTCAGAGTTACATGTCAGTTAATCTGAACCAATTCAATTCCGTGTTTAGACGTTCGAACCTATTGTCTGATATAGACAGTTTCTCTAGTGTTATTCTAAACTCTAGGATGGATGTCAAGGTACAACAACTAATCAACATCACTCAGTTGGTTGCAGACTTGGAAGAAGCTCAAGCAGCTGCAGGTATTCCCTTCAACCCTTACATTGAACAGGACTACACACTCAACTTCCCTGTCATTCTATCTGCTCCAGACAAGGACGAATTTGTAGTAACCACTACGGTATTCAAGTCCGATGGTCTGAACGTATTGGTTAAGAATGAATTGGGTTCAACTCGACTACAACTAGTCGACCTTAACGGTGTTGTACGGATACCTAACATAGGTTCATACGACCCTGCCAAGGGTGAGGTGTTTTTGAGTGCATTGCGTGTGGACAAGGCTGGGTACGTAGGCGAGGGTATTAAAGTGAGTGCAACCCCCGCGAACCAGAGTACAATTAGTCCATTGAGAAACTA